TGAGCGAGGCCAGGTACGCACAAATCATCAAGCTGGGCAGCATGGGGGCGGCTGGCCTGGTGTTACTGGTACTCACCGCAGGAACGCTATAGGGGTGGAGAATGCAGGAATGGATGGCATGGACAGCGACCGGAATCATGACCGCATTGATTGGCGTTACCGGATGGATACTCCGGACCGTGGCTAATCTCCCAGCCGACTACGTGCCGCGCGATCAGATCAATTCGCGGTTTGATGCGGTGAAGCGGGAAATCCACGACGATCTGAAGGCGCAGGACGACCGGAACGAGAAACGGTTCGATCGGTTTGAGGCGTATCTGGTGCGGATCGAATCGAAGATCGACGCGAAGGCGGATAAGTGAGCACCGAGCATGCCCACCCAATGTGCACGGGGCCCCTTCGGGTCCTTCCGGGGTATGGCTAGCCTACGGGTGCTGGCGAGCGCGAGATTCCGCTATTTTTGGGGCTTGATGTAGAGGGACGTTGTTGCTGCTTCAGCTAAATCAATAACTTATGACACAGCCGGCCACGAAGAAGAAAAAAACGGCAAGGCGCAAGGCCAGAAAAAAGCAGGCGAAGCCATCCGCAGGTCCTGATTCGTTTGATGTTCAGCCGGAGTGGATCAACAAAAAGACGGCTGCCAGGTCGATGGGCGTCAGCGTCCAGGCGTTTGATCAGTACGGCATTCAGCCGGTCGCCAAGAGGCACAAGTACGGCGAGGCGTTTTATACGATCCGCCAGATCGTCGACAACCGGGTGCAGCGGGCGGTTGAGCATGAGCGCCAGCAAATGGAGCGTGATCTTGCCAGGCGCATGCCCGACGACGGTGAAACCCTGCTGGTCGAGCAGGCCAAGGCGGACTTGGCGCACCGTCGAGAGCAGGCCGAATGGCAGAAGTTGAAAAACGAGCAGCTTCGCCGTGAGCTGGCGCCGGTGCAAGCGCTGACCTGGGCGCTGGGGAATCTTGCCGCACAGGTGGCGGCAATCCTCGAGCCGCTGCCCGGAAAGATCAAGCGGCGGCTGCCGAAGCTGAACAAGGCCGACCTGCAGGCCATCCAGCGCGAACTGGTGAAAGCGCAAAACGCGTGCGCCGAAATGAAACTGGACTTCGATGAATTTGACAGCGGGGAATCGAGCAGCGATTGAACGTGCTGTGCGCATGGGCCTGGAGGCGTTTCGCAAGCCCGAGCCCATGCAGCTGTCGGAGTGGGCGGAAGAGCACTTCTATCTATCGCCAGAGTCAAGCTATGCAGAGGGCCGGTGGGAATGCCTGAGCTTCCAGCGCGGGATGATGGACGTCATCAGCAACGACGACGTCCAGGAGGTCTGGTTCACAAAGTCGGCCCGCGTTGGATACACCAAGATCCTCATGGCGGCCACGCAGTATTTCGCTGAGCACAAGCGCCGCAACTGCGCAATCTGGCAGCCGACTGACGAAGACCGCGACGAGTTCTGCAAGACAGAGATCGACCCGGCCATCCGTGACAACCATTCGATCCGCCGCATATTCCCGGCGTTCGACAAGAAGTCGAAGCACAACACTCTGGCGCTGAAGCAGTTTGTCGGCGCGTCGCTTCACCTGCGCGGCGGCAAGGCGGCCAAGAACTACCGGCGCTTGTCCGTCGACGTAGCGGCGCTCGACGAGCTCGACGGCTTCGACCACTCGATCGAGCGCGAAGGGCCGCCGGTGCAGCTTGCACAGCGCCGCGTGCAGGGCGCCAGTTTCCCGAAACTCATCGTCGGCTCGACGCCCAAGATCAAACAGACATCCATGATCGAACGCGGCGAAGAAGCCTGTGAAGTCCGGCTGCGCTGGTACATCGAGTGCCCGCACTGCGATCACGAGCAGGTGGTTCGCTGGGGCGGTAAGGATGAGCGGCACGGTCTCAAGTTCCGCAAGGATGACGCCGGCCGGCTCGATGAAGACAGTGTCGGCTACCAGTGCGAGTCGTGTGCCCAGCTATTCGATCACAATTCGTACCAGGTACAGGCCCGAGAAACCGGTCGCTGGATGACCGAGGATCGCGAGGTCTGGCTGGACAAGCAAGGCCAGTTCCGTGATGCACGCAACAAGCTGATCGAGCCGCCGCTGACCGTTGGCTTTCACCTGTGGAGTGGCATTAATGAAATGGTGCCGTGGACTGGCATCGTTCGCGAATGGCTCAGCGTGCAGGGCAAACCGGAAAAGCTGCAAGGCTTTGTGAACCTGACGCTGGGCGAGGCTTGGGAGACTGAAGAAAAGGAACAGCTTGAGGCAGAAGTTCTTCACCGGACGCGACGGGAGCATTTCGACGGCGAGGTGCCACCGGAAGTCACGATGATCACGGCGGCTGTTGATCACCAGGATGACCGGTTCGAGCTGCAGTACGACGGGTGGGGGCCTGGCGAAGAGCGCTGGTCTATCGCGTACGACGTAATTCACGGCGATCTTGCCCGCCCACCGGTCTGGGATCAGTTAGCCAAGGCACTGCGCAGGCAGTTCCGAAAAAAAACCGGCGATCTGTACGAGCCGCTCGTTGTTTGTATCGACTACGGCGGACACTATGGCGATGAGGTCGCCAATCTGTGCAGGCGCCTGGGTCCACTATTCGCGTTCCCGACAAAGGGTTCGAGCTACTACGGCAAGCCCATTGTCAACTTTCCGCGGAAGAAAAACGACAAGGGCGTCTACCTAGTAGAGGTCGGTACCGACACGGCAAAGGATCTGCTGTGGCAGCGGATCAAAATTCCAGACCCCGGCCCCGGTTACTGGCACTGGCCGATCAGCGACGACTTTGACGAGATCTACTTCGCCCAGCTTACGGCCGAAGAAAAGGTGCGCAAGCTGTCGCGCGGCAAGGAAGTTTTTGTATACGACGCAGGCGGTCGCCGGAACGAAGCCTGGGACTGCAGCGTTCTTGGCCTGGTCGCCGTCCGGATCGTGCAACAGAAGTTCGGAATTGACCTTAATCAATCACCCACGTTTGCCACGGCACGACCGCAACCCACCAGCGGCCAGCGCGGGAAAAAGCGCCGCCGCATGAACTACCTGGACTGACATGGCCTGGACTCAAGCACAACGCGATAAGCTCGCAAAAGCGATTGCAACTGGGCACACCGAGGTACGCTTCGGCGACCGGACGATCAAGTACCGCACGCAAGGTGAAATGATTGCCCTTCTCAACCGTATCGACACGGAGCTTGCCGGCACGCGCAGTCCAAACCGGGTACTGGCCAGCTTCGACAAGGGCCTGGCTAAGTGAATACCGTCAAGCCCAACATCATTGACCGCCTGGTCGGTTGGGTATCCCCTGCCCGGGCGTTCAAACGCATGCAGTACCGGCAGGCGTTCAACCTGTTTGAAGGCGCCAGCCGCGGCCGCCGTACCAAGAACTGGCGCACGCCTGGCACCAGCATCCAGGCCGATACGCGCAAGGGACTGTCGCTGCTGCGCGCCCGGTCGCGCGACATGGCACAGAACAACGCCTATGCTGCAGCAGCGCACCGTGAGATTCCGGCGAATGTGATCGGCCAGGGCATTCGGCCACAGCCAATCGTGGAGGATCCGGAGCGCCGCGCCGAGGTCGAAGGGCTGGTTCGCTCCTGGTTCGAAACGCCCGTATGCGACGCCGACGGGCGCCTGAACTTCTTCGGCCTCCAGAATCTCGCATTCCGCACCGTGGTCGAATCCGGCGAAGCGCTCATCGTGCGCCAGCGCCAGTTCGGTCCGGGCAGCAACGTGCCGCTGCAAATCCGCGTTCTCGAGCCGGATCATATCGACACTTCGAAAGACAGCGTCATCAATAACGGCAACCGCATCGTACAGGGGGTGGAGTTCAACGCCCGCGGTCAGCGCATCGCGTACTGGCTGTACGACGAACACCCCGGAGATGCTAGTTTTACCAGTGTGTCGCTCAAGTCGCGCAGAGTGCCCGCCGGCGACGTGCTGCACATGTTTCGCGTCGATCGCGCCGGTCAGGTGCGCGGCGTGCCCTGGGCCGCGCCGGTATTGATCCGGATGCGCGACTTTGACGAATACGAAGACGCCCAGCTTACACGCCAGAAAATCGCGGCATGCTTTTCGGTATTTATCACGCCCGGCGATTCGTTCGGTCCCAGCCAGAACACGACCGACGAAGAAGCCGACCTGCTGCCCGACACGGTGGCACCCGGGATTATTGAAGAACTGCGCGACGGCAAGGATGTCAAGTTCGCTAATCCGCCCGGCGTGCAGGGCTACGGGGAATATTCCAACGTCACGCTGCACCAGATCGCCACCGGCTATGGTCTGCCCTATTCGGTGCTCACCGGAGATCTGTCCAGCGTCAACTTCTCATCCGGCCGCATGGGCCTGATGACTTTTCACCGCAACGTAGTCGGCTGGCAGCGGCATCTCGTCATCCCTCAGATGTGCCAGCCGGTCTGGAGCTGGTGGGCCGAGGCTGTGCAAACCGCTGGCCTGGCTGAAGAACTGCCGCCGGCCAAGTGGAGCCCGCCCCGGCGGGAGCTCACCGACCCGTCGCGAGAAATCCCGGCTATCCGCGATTCGGTACGTGCCGGCCTCATCACGTTGCCCGAGGCCATCCGCCAGCAGGGGTTCGAGCCCGACGAGTTCATCCGCGAGGTGCAGGCGTTCAACGAGCAGATCGACGAATCGGGCCTGGTGTTCGACACCGATCCGCGCAAGGTCTCCGCCGCCGGGCTCACGCAGGCGCGGCCGGAAGGCACGCAAATTCCATCAACTGAGGTAGACGATGATTGATCGAAACCCGCGCAATCGCGCCCGGCTTGCCACCGGTGATGACGGCTTCGAACTGCGTCTTACCGGCGTGGTGGGCGATTTCTTCGAAGGCTTCACCGACGACGACGTCTCCGATCTGACCACCGGCCTCACTGGCCCCGGCACCGTCGTCATAAATTCGCCCGGCGGGTTGGTCTTCCAGGGCATCGACATCTTCCACCAGCTGGCCCAGATCGACGGCATCACCGTCCGCATCCAGGGCCTGGCCGCGTCCATCGCCTCGGTCATCGCGCTGGCCGGGTCGCGGGTGGAGATCGCGCGCGGCTCGATGATGATGATCCACAACCCCTGGAACGTCGCAATGGGCGATGCCCAGGAGCTGCGCAAGTCAGCCGACATACTCGACCAGATCAAGGAATCCATCCTCGATATCTACCAGGCCAAGACCGGGCAGGAGCGCGAATTCCTGACCGAGATCATGGACGAAGAGACCTGGCTCACCGCAGACGAGGCCGTCGAGTTCGGCTTCGCCGATGCCGTGGTGGGCGATGAAAACACCGACGCATCAGCGGCCATCAACCGCTGCAACCTCAGCATTCTGGCCGGCACGCAGCACATGCCCGAGCGCATCGCTGCGCTGGCCAAGAACCAATCGGCATCGAGCCGTAGCAACCGGGCCGCCGCGCCCATCCATTCCGAAACAGAGGACAGCACCATGCCTGAAGAAAACAGCACGACGGATCCGGCGGCTCCGGAAACCGCCAACAAGCCTGCTTCGGCCGGCACCAACAGCGCAGACGCCCAGGCCGCCGCACAGTCGGCGGTCGAAGCCGAGCGCAACCGCTGCAACATCATCAAGCGCCTTTGCGCCCAGAAGAAGCTGGACAACGGTTTCCGCGACCGGCTTATCGACGATGGCGTTGAACTGGCCCAGGCCGAAAGCCAGATTAACGCTCTCGCTGACTACCTGGCCAACCACGTCGGCAACATCGGCGGGGGCAACGCCATCGAAATCACACGCGACGAGCGCGACACCACGCGCAACTCGGTCGCCACCGCGCTGCTCAACCGGTTCAACCCGGGTCGCTACCAGATGAAGGGCGACGACCCCGGCCGAGAGTGGGCCGGGATGAGCCTGCGCGAAATGGCGCGCGAGTTCGCCGAGATGAGCGGCAAGCGCACCCGCGGCATGGGCGTGCATGAAGTCGCCCGCGCCGCGCTGCATTCCACCAGCGACTTCCCGCTCATCCTCGAAAACGTCGTCGGCAAGACTCTTCGCGACGGCTACGAACTGGCCCCGCGCACTTTCCTCCCGCTGGCCCGCCGCGCAACGCTGCCCGACTACAAGGAAGTTTCGCGCGTGCAGATGGGTGAAGCGCCCAAGCTCCAGAAGGTGCTCGAAGGCGGTGAATACACCTACGGCACCGTCGGCGAAGCAGCCGAGAAGTACCGCCTGTTCAAATACGGCAAGGTTCTTGCGATCACGTCCGAGATCATCATCAACGACGATCTCGACGCCTTCACCCGCGTCCCGGCCCTGATGGGCGCCGCGGCCGGCCAGCTCGAATCGGAATTGTTCTGGGCACAGGTCACCGGCAACCCGAACATGTCCGACGGCAATGCCCTGTTCAGCACAGAGCACGGCAACCTACAGAGCACGGGCACGGCAATCGCGGTCACGAGCATCGGTGAAGGCCGAAAGTTCATGCGCCAGCAGAAGGGCCTGAACAATGAGCACTTCATCAACGTGCAGCCGAGTTTCCTTGTCGTACCCACTGAGCAGGAAACCCTGGCGGAACAGTTCGTCAGCCAGAACCTCCTAGCCGACTCAAGCGGCAAGATCAACCCGTTTGCTGGCCGATTGCAGGTGATCAGCGAGCCGCGCCTGGATGCCGCCAGCACCAAGGCTTGGTATCTGTGGGCCGATCCGAACATCGTCGATACCTTCGAGTACGGATTCCTGCAGGGCGAGGAAGGCCCGCAGGTCGAGACCTCCGAAGGATTTGACGTGGATGGCGTGAAGGTCAAGGTGCGCCACAATTTCGCGGCCAAGCCCATCGACTGGCGCGGCCTCTTCCGCAACGACGGCGAGTAAGCGTCAACCTGAACCCGGCCCGGCCGCATGGCCGGGCCTTCCCCTGATCCAAACGAAAGGTACAGAGTCATGACCACCAAGTTTTTGCAGAAGGGTGACACCATCACCTATACAAACGGCTCCGGGTCGGCGATCTCCAGTAACGATATCGTCGTCGTCGGCAACATCATTGGCATCGCCATCACCGATATTCCCGACGGGGAATCCGGCGAGCTCGCCACCAGTGGCGTGTTCACCGCGCCCAAGGTATCGGCAGCCGTCTTCAGCCAGGGCGAAAAGCTCATTTACGACGTCTCGGTTGGCGCGTTTGACGACAGTTCGGCAACTCCGGCCACCGGCGATGTCACCGGCGCTGCGGTCGCATGGGCATCCGGCGCTGACGGCGACACCACGGCCAAGGTGCTGCTGACCCCCGGCAACACCGACGTCGCCTAAAGCGATACCAACGGATCATAGTAACCCGGTGCCCCGGCCCGTCCGGGGCGTTTCCATGGAGCAGATCAAATGTCCAATCAGATCCCATATCCGCGCGTTCACCAAGGCGTCGTCATATACGGTCCGGTGGACTTCCCCGGCGGCCGCATTCCGAGCGACCTAGCTGCGCAGTACGGCGTGGCCGAAGCGGCGTCGCAGCGAAGCGCCGACGGTGGCCTGCTCGAACTGTTGAACACCGGCGGCATCGATGACCTGCGCGCCATCAAGGGTGTGGGCAAGAAGACCGCAGGCGACATCATCGCCAGCCGAGAAGCCGACGGCCCGTTCAAATCGCTGGAAGACGCAGCCAACCGTGTCGGCGGTGTCAGTCTCGGGCAGCTTGTCCGGGCCGGCGCAACGGTCTGACCTGACAATTATTAGGAGCAAGTAATGATCGCACCCAACTCGGAAAGCACGTACAGGTTGGGCTATATTTGGCCCGGCGCTGTTCCTGAATCTCTAACTGAATCGGGGAATAATTACGGATGAAGGAGATAGGGCTCACAATACTGGCAATGCTGATCATCGTAGGTTGGCAGTACGTCAAGCGCCTGCATGATCGGGCAAAACGGAAGAGCGACGATGATGAATAAATCCCTGATCGCGGCACTGGCCCTATTGGCCTCTTGAGGTACGACGGTGATCGAGCTCGATACCAGCACAGACGCGTTTCTCGCGTTCGCAAAGGATTGCACCCTCGACGGTATAGCCGGTCAGGTCATTCTCGACCGCGATCTGGGGGTGCTTGACGATGACGGCCGCGTCATCGACCGAATCACGCGCGCGACTTTTCTGCGCAGCTTTGCCGTCGGCGCAAAGCACGGCCAGGCGCTGGTCGTCGACGGCGAATCGTTCACGATCGGCCGGCGCGAATCCGACGACGGCTATGTCGTCAGCTTCGAGGTGCACGCCTGATGATGCTGCTAGAGTTCAGCTTCGAAAATTTCCAAGAAGTGCAGCGCGCGTTCGACCCGCAGATTGTGAAGAAGGCCCTGCGTGCTACGATCCCGCGCACCATGCGCAAGGCGCGAACCAACGTTAGTAGAGAAGTCCGGAAAATCTACAACGTAAAAGCGGCGACCATAAAAGAGGCGGTATCGCTGCGCTCGCGCCGGACGTCCGAAGAAACCGTATCGATTCTCGAATATCGAGGCGGCCCTCTGCCGCTTGACCGTTTCGGTGCCAGAATTCGCGCGGTTGCGACAAGCCGCGGGCGTCGCCGGGCCGTAAGCGCAAAGATCAAGAAGGCCGGGCGCCGCCGGGTCATATCCGGCGCCTTCCCGCTGCGCGGCGATTCCGGTCCCACAATGCGGCGTCAGGGCGATGCCCGTCTGCCGATCGAGCGCATATTCAGCCTGTCGCTGCCGCAAATGGTCAACCGTGACGTTGTTCAAGTCGTCGAACGCGAGATCGGCAAGGACGCCAACATCGAGCTCAATCGCAACTTGACGTTCTTCCAGAACAAGGCCGCGCGATGATCACCGCTTTCATCGCGCATCTCGAGGCCGAGTTGATTGTCACCGGCGGGTTCAAGACGGTAGCCCACGCCTGGGAGGTTGAGCCGTTCGACCTTCCGGAAAATGTCGATCTGCCCGCGGCGCTCAGCTTCATCGCCGAGGAAACCAGCGACGAATCCAACGCGGACAACCTGGTCAAGCAGCGCAATACCCGCCAAGTGTGGGTGTACACCATCTGCCCGTTCAGCGATCTGGAAGCCATGCGCGAGCGCGTGTTCAACGCCGCGCTCGGCTGGCAGTACACAGACAGTTGGGCCGCCATGGAGCATAGCCGCGGCCAGGTGCGCAAGATCAGCGGCGACAAGATCTGGTGGCTGGATATCTTCAGCACCTGGCACACCGTGTCGCAGCAATAAATCCGATTCATCCAACTCAACCCGACGGAGACCCGCAATGAACGCAGGCGGACGGTATTACATCGTGGACGGCAAGCGTCTGACCGAACAGGAGTTCCAGGCGCTCCAGTCCCGCAAGAAAACGCCCGAGCGCGAAGTCTCGGGGAAGGCATCAACCGAGACCAAAGCGCGAGGTAACAAGTCATGAAGTTTGCATCGAAGTTCCTGCTGGCCAAGATCCAGCCCACGGCCGGCACCGACCCCGACCCTGATGGCTCCAACAGCATCGAAACCAGCGACCTGACGTTCAACCCCTACGGCGGGCCGACGGCGGATTTCAACCAGGACCGTCTGACCCTGGGCGCCAGCAAGCAGATCAACACCAGCCCGGAGAACACGGCTAGCTTCAACGTGCAGTTTTCGGGCAGCGGCACGGTCGGTACGCCGCCGGCATACGGCCCGCTGCTGCGCGCGTGCGGGTTGAGCGAAACCATTGATGCTGGCGTCAGCGTCACATACGCGCCGGTATCCACCGGCTTCGAGATGGTGGCGCTGTACGTGATGCGCGTCATTTCCAGCACCGTGCAATTTCGTCACCCCATGCTCGATGTCAAAGGCAACGTGACGATTAACGCCACGGCGCGGGAACTTCCGCAGTTCCAGTTCGACAACTTCACCGGCCTGTACGTCCGGCCGACGCGCCAGACAACGCTGATCACGCCGGATCTTTCGAGCTTCAACGACGCCCTGCCGTTCACCAAGGGCAACACGCCCACCTTTACTTGGGACAGCCACTCTTTCTGCGTCAACGCCTTTAGCTTCAACTTGGGCAACGTTATCAGTCGCACTGACGAGCCCGGCTGCCAGGAGACCAACATCGAAGACCGCGACCCGTCCGGTTCAATCACGGTCAAGGCGACCGACCCGGACACCAAGGACGTCTACGCGCTGATCGAATCGCACCTGGGCGAAAACCTGACGGCGGTGTCGCTTCAGCACGGCACCACGGCTGGCAACATCATGACCATCAGCCTGCCCAAGATTCAGCCGCGTGGCATCAGCGAGCAGAATGTCAACGGCGAGCTTTACTACCAGATCGACTTCGCCGCGCTGCCCGACAGCGGCGACGACGAGTTCGAACTGGCGCTGACCTGATCGAATCGGCCCGGGGTTGGTGTCGAGCCGTGCCACCCCGGTGCCCGATGTAAACGGTTTGAGTACGCGTACAGCCGCCCACTGGGCGGCTTTTATTTTTTACACCCACAATTGCCAGGAGTAACGCATGACCTCGATTCTCAAGGGTGTATCAGACAAGATCTGGATCAAGACAACGGCAAAGGTGCGGCAGGACAAGGGGCGGCACATCGACGTGCCGTTCGAAGTGCAATGCCTAGTGCCATCCACGTCCCGAATACGGGAACTGAGAAAGGAAATCAGTGATGACGCCAACGAACTAACCGACGCCCAGCTTGCCCAGGAGTTCATCGTCGACTGGGATATGCCCGGAGCCGATGGCAACAAGGTCGAGTTTAATGAGCAGAACATGGACATCGTGCTCGACCACCCCGACTACATCGGGGCCATCGCAAACGCTTTGACCGAGCTGCTCTTCGGCAAAGAGGCGCTCAAAGCAAAAAACTCCATGGCGCGGGGCGAGCGTGGGCGCGCCGCGCGCTAACCAAAAGCCGCGAGCAAAACCAGAAGCAGGCCGAGGAAGAGGCCCGCCAAGTCATCGTAATGCCGGAAAGGCCCGCACCGAGCGAGCCTGAACCCGCGTTCGAAGTCTGGCCGGAAAACTGGGCGGCTTGGGAAGCCTTCCAGCTTTGTGCCACGCAATGGCGGCACGCCCCTATGGGTGGTCTGCTTGGCTTGGACTACCCGGCCGTCGAAATCGTTCTTCGCGCGCATTCAATACGTATCCAGACTCTGACTGAGATCCAGAACATCGAAGCCGGCGTGCTGGCTGAATTCCGAGAATATGAGGCCCGCTGATGGCGCGTAATTTCCAGACAAACTTGATTCTGGCCGGAAACAGCCGGGGCGGCATCCGCGCGATGCGCCAGGTGCAGGGAGAGCTCGACAAGACGGCACGGGAAAGCCGCGGCCTGTCGCGCCAGTTCCGGCGTCAGAATCAGATCTCGCGTCAACTTGCCGGCACGTTCAAGACGCTGGGCGTCACGCTGGCCGCATCGCTCTCGGTCGGCGCTACCGTACGAACGTTCAGCCGGCTGGCCGACGAAGGCGACCGCATCGCGAAGACGGCGCGCAACATTGGCATTAGTGCCGAGTTCCTGCAGGAGTTCCGTGGGGCCGGTCAGCTCGCCGGAAACACCATTCAGGATATCGACGACGCGCTCCGGCGTTTCAACCGTCGGCTTGGCCTGTTCATCAGCGACGGATCCGGCCCGGCCGTCAAGAGCGTCGAGCAGCTCGGCCTGACCCTGCGCAATGCCCAGGGTCAATTCATCGGCACAGAAGCCGCGCTCGACCAGGCCATAAACGCCATCGCCGGTCTGCCCTCGGTTGCCGAACAGGCCGCTGCGGCTTCGCAACTGTTCGGTGACGACGCGGGGCCCAAGCTCGTAAACCTGCTGTCTC